GGGATCTCGAAATACAAACCTCGTGATTATCAGATTGAGGGTGTGTTTGATGCATTACAAAAGAATCGTAGACTGATTATATCACCAACAGGGTCTGGTAAGTCCCTGATGATCTATGCTATCACACGATACCACAAAGAGTATGGTAGGTCAACCCTGATTATTGTCCCGACTACCTCTCTTGTAGAACAGATGTATAAGGACTTTATAGATTATGGATGGAATGTCGAAGATATATGTCATAAGATCTATGCTGGTAAGGATTTGTTGAGTCAACATCCAGTTATTATAAGCACATGGCAGTCAATATACAAGTTACCAAAGACATGGTTTGAAAGATTTGATGTTGTAATTGGTGATGAAGCACATCAGTTTAAGTCTAAATCATTAATAAGCATAATGACTAAACTTTATGACACAAAATACAGGTATGGTTTCACGGGTACGCTCGATGGTACACAAACTCATAAGTGGGTACTTGAAGGTTTATTCGGACCCTCTTATAAAATCGTCAATACTAAGGAGTTACAAGAGAAAGGTTATCTAGCAACACTCAACATCAAAGTTCTGCTACTCAAACATGAACCTAAGAAGTTTGATACCTATCAGGATGAAATAGAATATATTATTACACATGAAAAAAGAAATAAATTCATCAGAAACCTAGCACTGGACTTGAAAGGTAACACGTTGATACTTTATAGTCGGGTTGCCACCCATGGTGAAGTACTATTTGACCTCATAAATATAGACGATAGGAAAGTATTCTTTATTCATGGTGGTGTGGATGCAGAAGAACGTGAAACTGTCAGAGGTATAGCAGAGGTTGAGTCCAATGCTATTATCATTGCTTCCTTTGGAACATTTTCCACTGGTGTCAATATCAAAAACCTCCACAATGTCGTGTTTTCTTCGCCATCTAAATCTAGAATAAGAACACTTCAGTCTATCGGTAGGGTCTTACGTAAAAGTAATTCCAAGTTGAGTGCTACATTATATGACATAGCGGACGATACAAAGAAAGGATCAGTTCAAAACTATACTTTGAATCACTTGATTGAAAGAATCAAATACTACAACGAGGAAAAATTCAACTATGACATCATCCAAATCAAAATCTGATGAACCGTATGAAGATTTTCTTGCGGCTATCAAACTTGTAAGTGGTGAAGAAATACTGTCAAAGGTTGTTGTTTGTAGTGATGATGACGATAGAATTATTTTAGAGAATCCAGTCATATGCCAAGAGGTTCGCACCCCTGGTGCGAATATCCCGATGGGATATAAATTTGAACCATGGATGAAATTGACTGATGAAGAGGTTTTTATAATAGATTTGAATCGAGTGATTACAATCTCTGAGATCAGCGACAAAGAAGTATTGAAAACATATGATACTATAGTGAAGTCGGGATTCACTCGTAACTCACCAGAAATAACTAGAGAGATGGGATATATAAACTCAGTCGAGAGAGCACGTAAGAGTTTTGAGACCTTATATAATACTGAACCTAAGAAAGAGAAAGATAGCTAAGTTATCCCTTTCACCCCTAACAGGGTTAGTATAACAATATTTGACGGACGTGTCAAGTAATGCTATACTTATTAGTAATCAGAGGTACAAATAATGTCACGTAAGAGATCTGAGCATTACGTCAATAACAAGGAGTTCCTTGCTGCCATCATCGATTACAAGGATGAAATAATTATTGCAGAAAAAAGAGGATTACCAAAACCTGTAATACCTCGTTACATTGGTGAGTGTTTCCTCAAAATTGCAACACACTTGTCATTCAAACCAAACTTTGTAAACTATATGTTCAAAGATGATATGGTCTGTGATGGTATAGAGAACTGTGTACAGTATATCAACAACTTCAATCCTGAGAAGTCTAAGAATCCTTTTGCATATTTTACTCAGATTATACACTATGCATTTCTAAGAAGAATACAGAAAGAGAAACGTCAGTTGGATATAAAACAAAAGATAATAGAGAAGTCTGGTTATGACGAAGTTTTCGTCGCAGACGAAAAGGATAAGTCTTCTGAATACAACTCAATTAAAGATGCTGTTCATCATAGAAGTAATAATAGATGAAGGTTGCTATTATTACAGACCAACACTTCGGTTTCAAGAAGGGTTCAAAGATCTGGTTGGATTATTTCCAAAAGTTTTATGATGAAGTATTCTTTCCCACTCTAAAGAAGGAAGGTATAGATACTATACTTGACTTAGGAGATACTTTTGATAACAGGAAGGGTGTTGATCTACGCTCTCTCGATTGGGCAAAGTCAAATTACTTTGATATTATTCGAGGTAACGGAATGAAGATGATTAGTATTGTTGGCAATCATACTGCCTTCTACAAAGATACTAATGACATCAACACCATAGATCTAATGCTTAGAGAGTATGATAATATAAGAATCGTTGAGGAGTGTGAAGAGATAACTGTAGGAGGGTTACCTATCCTCTTTATACCATGGATCAATAGTGAGAATGATGCTAAGACCTATCAGATGATCAAGGACAGCAAGTGTAAGGTTGCTATGGGTCATTTAGAACTGAATGGGTTTGTCGCCACACATGGGCACGTAATGGACGTAGGAGCAGACTTTGAGTGTTATAATAAGTTCAAGCATGTATTCTCTGGACACTACCATACAAGGTCAAACAATGGCAGTATATACTACCTAGGAAATCCATACGAGATGTTCTGGAATGATGTGAATGATAAGAGAGGATTTCATATCTATGATACAGATACACTAAAACTAAAAACAATCAATAATCCTAATGCAATGTTCAAGGTAATTGACTATGCAAACACACCTAGACAGATGACTAACTTTGAACAGTATAGAGATAAGATAGTCAAGGTTGTAGTTAGAGAAAAGGATGATGATAAGTCATACGATATGTTCATGCAATCATTATCAAAAGCAAATCCTTATGATATAAAGGTTGTGGAGAGAACAGTCAATATGCTTGCACCTGATGAGGATATAGCACAGACAGAAGATACCATGACACTGCTCAATACATATATTGATGACCTTAGTACAGACTTGAACAAGTCTAAGATCAAAGATATACTAAGGGAAACATATCAGCAAGCATGTGAGGTATTATGATACACAATGATCCTTGGCAGTATATGACTGTTGAGAATTTTTTGAGTCCCGAAAGGTGGAAGGATATGCAGACGAGAGCACACTATGAGATGATGGCATACCATGAAAGAGAAGGACTTACACCATCAGGAAAGTGGATACGTTGGGTTGATAGCGATATACTACCAGAGTCTAACGTTCTGCATAAGCAGATGGAAAGGTTTAGAGAACCTCCTAAGAATGTAAAAAAGATAATGCATTGGGCAGTGTGTCCACCAAACTATACTATGCCCATGCACTGTGACTATGATGCAAGGTTCTTCACAGCAGTATTCTATATCAGTCCTCCAGAGAGTTATGGTACGATACTGTGTAAGAATGACTCAGATTATAATGATTTTGGGTTACGTAACACTCCCTTTGATACTAATGAGTATGAGTTAGAAGTACCATGGAAACAAAATAAAATGTTTGCCTTCAATAATTTACCTAAATCGTGGCACTATTATAAGGCAGGTTCCCAACCCAGAATTATCATACAATCCTTCTTCGTAGATCTAAATAAAATTGTAAAGGGAAAAGAAGATTGGGATCATCTTATTGACCTAGACCCAAAGTATTACGACTAATGCATATAATCACCCCATCAGAAAATAAAGATACAGGAGCATATTCAGTCATCAATGAGTTAGGAGAAAAGGTTGTATTTTTCTTCATAGAGAAAGACGATGCTGAAAGATATGCTATAATGCTAGAAGATCAAGGCGAAACTAAAATGCATGTAATTCATGTTGCTGATCGTGTAGCAATTGCTGCTTGCGAAAAAACTGGAACAAGGTATACTGTAATTGGTAAAGACGACTTTGTTATTCCAGTAGAAACTAAGTGATTCGATTCAAAGAAATTCGTTATAAAAACTTTTTGTCATCAGGAAACCAGTTCACATCTATTAGGTTAGATGAGAACAGGGATACTCTCATTGTTGGTGCCAATGGTTCGGGTAAGAGTACGGTTCTCGATGCCCTAACTTTTTCTTTGTTCGGTAAACCGTTCCGAAAGGTCACTAAAAGTCAGTTACTCAACAGCACAAACGAAAGAGATGCTAAAGTTGAGATAGAATTTGACATAGGAGATGTTCCATACAAAGTTGTCCGTGGAATAAAACCAAACATCTTTGAAATTTATCGTCATGGAAAGAAAACTAATGAGGATTGTTCAGCAAATGAACAACAGAAGACTCTCGAAAACCAAATACTCAAACTCAACTATAAATCTTTCACTCAAATTGTTATACTTGGCAGTGCTTCTTTCATTCCCTTTATGCAGCTTAGTGCTCCGCATCGCAGAGAGGTCATAGAAGATCTTCTAGATATCAAAGTATTCACTATGATGTCTGACATCCTAAAGGTGCAGATCAAAGAGTCAAGAGATGCTCTAAGAGTGCTCGAACTCAAGAAAGAATCTGTTGCAGATAAAATAGTAATGCAGAAACGATTTATCAAAAGTATAGAGGACTCAGGAAATGACAGCATCGCAACCAAACGAGAAGAAATCCAGAATTGTGATCAAGAAACAGTCGAGTATCAAAGGAGTGTTGAAGAACTTATCTCTAAAGTCAACGAAAAACAAAAAGAAGTAGAGGAATACATCACAGCAACTGATACTCTAAAGAAACTAAGTAAGTTTAAAGTTAAGTTACAAACTAAAAAACAAAACTCTAATCAGGAACTAGATTTCTTTACAGAAAATACGGTTTGTCCTACATGCACACAGGATATAGAGGATAAGTTTAGAGTAAATAGAATTGACGAACTCCGACAAGTTTTAGTAAAGCATCAAGCAAGTATTGATGAGATTACCTCTGCTATTGAAGCAGAAGAAGAGCGTGAAAAGAACCTCGTGAAACTTCAAAGGGAGACTACAACATTATCTAATGAAATTTCTCAATTCAATATTAGAATTGCTAACAACAACAAACGAAGAGGAACACTTGAAACAGAAATTCAAAACATTGCCGATAAGATTGAGAACAGAGATACTGAAGACGAGAAACTAACAGACTATAAGAACCAACTCAAAGATATATTACTAAGACTAGAGGAAACACAGGATGATTTTGATTACCTGAGTGAGGGTAATCAACTCTTGAAGGATGATGGTGTAAAGAAAAGGATCATCAGAAAGTATCTACCTCTGATAAACAAACAGGTAAACGATTACCTACAGAGGATGGATTTCTATGTCAACTTCATGCTTGATGAAGACTTCAATGAGACTGTACAGACACCTGTACATGAGAAGTTCTCCTATGCATCATTCTCTGAGGGTGAGAAGATGAGGATTGACCTTGCACTCCTGTTTACATGGAGAGAGATA